CTGCAGTACGTGACCCGTTTACTTTTTTGGCTAAACGGTCCTCATGCTTTCTGGATTGCTTCTGTCCTTCTGTCTTCAAATCTAGTTTCCTACTCTTCTTCCTCTATTAGTGCGGAAGGTGTGTCATGGTTTTCTAAGACTTTTTTTTGCAAATCTTGCATAAAGTCAATTTCTTCACGAATACTTGCAATTACATTTTCAATACCTTGCCATTTACGTTCGCCGTAATAGAACCAACCACCACGACGTTCGATGTAACCCATAACTACTGCAAGACTAGCAACTTCTTTTGCAAAATCGAATTCTCCTGGCGCACAGTTGCCGCCTGCTGCAAAGTAGAAGTCAAAATATGCGACACGCTGTGGTGGCGCAGTCTTGTTCTTAAGGGTCCTAACTTTAATTCGCTGACCCACTCTACTTTTATTACCACTTGGACCAACTTCAATCCATTCATCTCTACGCACTTCGCAACGAGTGAAAAATGCGTAATTCTTACCTTCTCCACCTGGGGTTGTTCTAGGGTCTCCATGCATTACTCCAATTTTCATACGGTACTGGTTAATGATGAGACCCAATACTGGGCGTTCGTCTTCAACAAGACTGCGTTTCATTGCTGTTCCAACAACACGGAAGAACTTATTGGTAAGAAGTGCTCCACGACCAACTGTTGCTTCGCTCATATCTTTTTCCATCTCTGGCATTGGAGATAGTGCTGGCAACGAATCAATAACAATTGCGTCTACAGATTTTGATTCAGCAAATTGAATGACGGCTTGATATGCCTCTTCCATAATAGATGTTTCAATAACAATAACTCGTTCCATATCTACACCACACATTAGTGCGTAATCTGGAACCCATTGTTCTGCTGCTACCCACACTGTGGTGTAATCAGGATTTAATCTTTGGTTTGCCGCAATTGTTTTAAGCGCCAAAGCAGTTTTGCCATGGGACGGTTCACCAACAAGTTCGTTCCACTGATTACCAGGAAACCCACCGCCCAAAACATAATCAAGAGTAGTAGAACCGCTAGTAATACGAGGGATAAGGTCAGAGCGAATATCAGACGCAAGAACGACAACGCCATTTCCAAACTTTTTGTTAAGTTGTGCGAGTATTTTGCGTGCTTCATCATTTATCACTGCTTAGTCCCATCTGAGTTATAACCTGGTGGCATTGGATTAAATCCACCTGTTGTGTTTCCTATTGCACCTTTTGCTGCTCCCTCTACCTTAGCACCAGTTAGTGCTCCGTAACGAGAACCAGATTGTTGTACTGGGTAACCACAGTCATAACAACGTAAAGCAATTGTTTGGCTAGGAGACATATAGTTTCCACCGTTACACTCAGGACATGGCTGTGTTTGACTAACACTTTGAGCCTTTGATGGTGCAGGTGCCTGTTGCTGTGGTGCTTGATATTGCGTCATTGGTTGTTGTGAAGGTGGCATTGGGTTGTTGTTAACTCGTGGTGCAGGTTGAGGAGTGTTAATCCCTAATTGTTTTGCCCACCAATCTGAATTACTCACTTTGCTTCTCCCCACTTATCTACAATATGTATGTCAGCAATTAAGGGAACGATAATCTCTGGAAGTTTTACACCTTCCATTGAGTCCCGAATTGCTTCGGCGGTCTCTTCTGCTAAGTCTTCACGTGCAACTGTAACGAGTTCATCGTGCACAGTCAATACGACATTCACATCTGGTTCAGTAATAAAACAAGAATGTGCCCGAACTAATGCTAATTTCATCAAATCTGCAGCAGAACCTTGAATCATTGTATTAAATGCCTGTCTTTCGGCTCTAAATTTAAGACCATTTTCTGTGCTTTTTAGGTCAGGCAAATAACGACGGCGACCTAACAAAGTTTCTACGTAAGGTATATCTCCCTTGCCTCTAGCAATTCTAAGTACCTTTGACTTGTACTTAATAATGTCGTGAAACTCTTCTGAAAATTGGTCAATTAATGCTCGTGCTTCTTTTTCAGTACAATCAATACTTCGTGCAATCTTTTCTGGGCCAACACCGTAAGAAATTGCTAACACCAACATCTTTCCAACCTTACGTTCTACACCCATAACATCACCAATAGCGGTGTACATATCCTTACCCTTACGGTAATAGTCCAACGCAACTGGGTCTTGTGATAATGACGCAATAATGCGTGGCTCAATCTGTGAGTAGTCAGCAACCACTAACTTGTATCCTGGAGGAGCAACAAACAAATTACGAATCAACTTGCCGTAATCTCCACTGCTAGGAATGTTTTGTAGGTTTGGGTCAGTACTAGAAAAACGTCCTGTTTCTGCTCCGTGTGATTTAAAGTTAGTGTGTGCTCTGCCGTTGATAAGGAGCGATTTTTTATCTATAACACGAGATTTACCTGCTGTTGTTCTAGTAATTTCTCCGCCTAAATATGGCATTACATAAGTTGTCATTAACTTGTTTAAGTCTTGATACTCAATGATTGCATCTACTAGTTCATCTTTAGAACGATAAAACTCCATTGCTTCTGCTGATACTGAATAGTGATACATAGTCAGTTGTTCACCTGAACGAACAGTTTTTTGACCTTTGTCGGTTAACGCTACTTTAATCTTTAAGTTTGGCTTGATACCACGGCCCTCTGGCTTAGGTGAAAACAACAGTTCTTGTTTTTCTTTAACGGAGTTCATAGAAAATGCTCTACCAGCCAACTTCCACGCTTTAGCCTTTGATAAGTCAATGTCTATCTCTAAACGGTCTTTAAGGTTCTGTAGTTCAACCATGTCTAAGTTAGCGCCAGTTAACTCCATGTCACATAAAGCGGCAATTACATCCATCTCTAAGCGCCATACACGAGCAAGACTTCCTTCTAACTTGGGGGCTAAAAATTTATACAACTTCCAGGTGGCTTCGGCGTCTAACCCTGAGTAATGAGCAACATCAGTAAAGGAATGTATTTCAACCATTGCTCCAATACCTTTTTCAACTTTAATCTTTAGAAACTTTTCAGCGCAATCTTTTAATCCTAATGAACCACGATTTCGGTTATCAATGATGAACGCTGCCATCATTGTGTCAAAGTAGGGTTTATTTGCAACTACTCCACGATAATACTTAGCAATTGATTTAAGGTCAAACTTAATGTTGTGACCAACCTTTAATTGGTTACTAAAAAACAAAGGCTTTAATGCTTTGAATACATCCCCTGGCAATAACTGGTCTGGTGGTGTGCTAAACACTGGCGTCCATTTTGCTTCGTTCTTTGAGTAATCTGTATCTTTTACCTCTTTGCCAGCAGCAAGTTTACGTTGACCGCTTAATAACATTTCTTTATCCCAATGTAAGAAATCACCGTTAGGATGTCCCATTGGAATTACGTCAGTGCGATTATCTGTTGCTAATGAAATCCACAGCACATCGTTAACAACGGGTTGAATTCTGTTTTCACCAACTGTTTCAACGTCAAATGCAAAACCATCTACCTTGGAGTAAAACTCAACAAGTTCTTGTAATTGTTCTTTAGTTGTAACGATGTTCATTTAAATCCCTCTTTTGGTTGATGATAGAGGGGCCTGGAAACGGAAATTAACAGGCCCCCCCATCTATGGAAGTACTACGCTAATGTGCGAGCAATTTCTAGAAGTTCAGAGCGAGGGGTCTCACGAACTACTTCTTCTGCCGTAAATAAAACAGCATTTGCTACAGCATCAGTAACGTTGTCTTGCGACAACTTCCATTCCTCTGCAAGGTCACGACCACGTACGAAGTTAAGGGTGTACTGCGTAGTAGGTCCTGTTCCCAAGCGAGAAATCTCCCAGAATTCCTTATCAAGAGGTCCCTTGCGCTCATCATCATGAGCCTTCTTAATTTGGCGTGCTAGAGAAGGTGGTGCGGTAAGGACTTGAACTGTTGAGTCTCCACCCGAAAGTACAAGTACGTTGAACGCAAATTTTCCACGAGCCTTGTCACCAAGGATTTCGCAGAGTGGGCAACCATCACCGATACAAACAAAAGACTTCTTACCCTTTGGGCGTTCAATCCAGTGTTGTTCGTAAGTTGCGAAAGGACGGTCTTGTAAAAACTTTACAAGTTGTGGTTCTTCGGAGAAACGGAAATCTGTTGGGAACTCAGATGTTTCTACCCTAAGTAGTGCTTCGGCTGCATCCCAGCCTTCTTGCACTGTTGTTCCAACTTTTGGTTGGAGTTCTGCACTATCTTCTTCAAGATAGTCTGCGGCTTCAACCGCTGGTTTTGTGATTGGCATTTGTTTCCTTTAGGTAATGAGGCCTATTGGCTCTCGATGGATGTGATTTCCTTCCAGCGCTTTATCAAAGCCTCTGTTAGGTCTTTGTGTTGGTTCCACTCTACACGAGCAGTTCCTAGAAGTCCACGTTTTGCAAATTCGCTAATCGTGGCTTCTATTAGTGAACGAGTGTACACACGATTACCACCAGTCTTCTTACCCTGAAGGGTTTTAGCACGAAGTCTGTATGGTGCTCTAGGTATGTATCCTTTTCGTTCCCATAGACGGATAGTTACTAAAGATTTTTCTAACGCATGTGCTAATGCGCTAAGAGTAAATACTTCAGTTTCTTTTCCACCTAATGTTTTAGTGACTGGGTTTTCATCCCAACCATTTGTTTCTCCCGCCTTACGGCGAGAAACCTTTGGGTCTTCTTTTCTACGTTTCTTTTTTGTTGAACCAGGAAGATACTCTAAATCGGCAAATGCCTTTTCAATTTCATCTTGACCACGTAGACCAGCCATAGTTACTTCTTAAGTACCAATGCCCAAACAACTTTAGGTGGGTACATTTCATCTACTTCTGCTTCTGTAAGAACTTCCTCGTACAAAGCAGCCATTAATGCATCTTCATCAACCATACGAACTGTTTTATAAAGAGTATCTTCTAAGCCGTGTGCGGTAATAATTTCTTCTGCTCTTAGTTCATCAACCTTGCGGGTAACACGACGTTGTTTAATGATTGAGTTAAACCCATCAACTTCTTGTGGGAGTTGAATCATTACGTTTCCTTTATCGTCAACTTCTCCTTCACCATCTAGAACTTCAAACAGTTCTTCACGAAGTGCTTTCTGCTCTTTTTCTAGATAATCAAGTTGTGCTTTTAAAAATGCGTATTTCTTTGTGCGAGCAATTAAATCTGTCTCGTCTGAGTTGCGATTTTCTGCTGGTGATACTTTTGCCATGTTTCCCCCTATCGTTCCTGAATGAAGTTCAGGAGACTTCCTACTGTTAAATCTACACCACCCTTGGTGTTTATGCCTTCTCCGTCAATAATGGCGTTTGCTACAGCCGTCTTTTGATTGAGCATTTGGTATTGCCGTTCTTCAATAGAACCTTCCATAAGGAAGTCCTGAATAATGACGCTCTTCCAAGTGCTGGATGCTCGTCGTATTCGAGAGTTACGTTGAACTGCGGTACCTGATGACCAGGGTAAGTCGTAGTTTATCAAAAGATTAGCCTGGGGTAAATCCACCCCGTAGCCACCAGCATCAGTAGAAATAAGTACCCTAACTTCTTTAGAGGTTTGAAAAAGAACTTTAGATTCTTCTTTTTCCTTAGAATTCATCAATCCTGAGTAAAGTGTGTTACCTATCTTCTTTTTGTTAAGAGCAGATTCTATGATAGGTAGCATACCTAGGTAGCAAGTAAAAACAACAACTTTAGCGTTTTCATCGCTATCTAAGTGGTCTTCTATGTACGATAGCAAAGTCTCTAGTTTGGGTGACTTAGTTGGTTTATCTAAGCGTCCTTCTTCAGATAACCCTAAAAGGTACTCAGAACCTTCTCCGTCTTTTGCAGCGGCTTTTGTAGCACTGTTGCGCAACAAATCTGGGTGGTCGCACAGCATCCTCATAGCGGTTATCTTGCTCATAATTCTTCCACGCATTTCATCTGCAGGGTTTCCTGGTTGAAATCTTCCTCCATAGTGCGCTTCTAAAGAAAAAGAACCCCCAAACAACTCTTGGGCGTTTATTAAATCGCTACGGAGTTCGGTAGCAATAATGTTGTATAACTCTTTGTTTGCTTTATCAAAACCAATTACGTCTGGTTCTAAATGAATTGTTTCTGGTAAATAAGGTGCTACATCTGGGTCTTTCTGTGTTTTACGTACTGATACTTGTTTCATCTTTTGATGAAATATAGGGAGATTGCGGTAACGCTGAACTCCACCAAAATGGTTTCTTACAATAAACGTTTGGTCAAACAAATCAAAACGACCAAGCACAGAATCATCAACAAATTGCATAATGCTGTACAACTCTTCTGGTCTTCCGTTTTCAATTGGGGTTCCAGTCAATGCAAATCTAATTGGAATACTTCTAGAAAGTTTCTTTACAACTTTAGACCGTTGTGACTTAAACCCTTTAATAGCAGTGGCTTCATCGCACACGATTGCGCCCCACTCGTAGTCTTTAATAATGTCCCAGTCAGCAACAACGGTCTCATAGTTTGCAATAATGTAACCAGTATGTTGTTCCCATTCCATGTCTCGCATCCAACGAATTGTTCTAGTTGCTTTAGAGCCATCAACCACAGAAGCGTAGTCATCTGAAAATTTGTTTATTTCTTTTTGCCATTGATACTTTAAACTAGACAACGCAATAACAAGGGTTGGTTTAGTAAGTGTTCCTTCTTCTTTTAATTTTTCTAACGCAGCAATTGTCATGCAAGTTTTTCCCAAACCCATCTCGTATGCAACAAGCATCTTCCTACGAGCAACCATTCGGTCTACAGCCTCTGGCTGATATGGAAATAAAGTTCCTTTAAACATTTCGATAATCAATTGGGGTTGGCGCTGTGGCTAAACTTTTACAGAGAGAACATTCCATATCTAACATGTACAAAGATATCTCTCCATCTTCAAACATTGCTTGAACGGTCCACAAAGTAGAACCACAAATGCAAACATGAAGTGGATTATCTTTGTCTCGTAAGTCCATCATAAGTATGCTGCCTTGCCCCAGACTCTATCTTTTGCGGTCTCTAAACCTATAGCAATCTCTGCCTCTGTCATGTCCCCAACGTCTTTAACATCTATTCCTTCATAGTTAAAAAACTTTAAGTCCATACCGTATTTACGTGAAAAACCCATCATCTGCTCGCAGGCTTTCTTGCCTGCCTGGTCATTGTCGAATGCCGCAATCACTACAGGCACACGGCGCATAATCTTTGCTTGGTCCTCACTGAGGATTGCTCCGTATGTGGAGATAGCGTTATGCCCTAAACCAGTAAGACGAACTGCATCTAAAGGAGACTCAACCACAATTAGTGGGCGTTCCTCATCCATGCACTCAATGCCAAAAACTGTTTTAGATTTCTTTACTCCTGCTGGTTGGTTCTTAAAGAACCTACCTCTTGCGCCCTTTTCTTGCCATCCCCACAACTTAGATGTTTCTGGGTCACGAATAGTTGTAATCCACGATTCGTTCTTTATGTCCCATAACACTTGATGTGTAGTAACTGCATCCCTCTTCAAGAAACGTTTTTTAAGTTCTGCTTCAGGCGGTTCTGTAAACACAGCAAGACGAGCCTCGCTCATCTCAAGCACTTCTTCTGCGTAGGGCATGTACTGTGGCAATTCTCTGATACGCCTTAACAGTACATCCACAGGCAGGGTTTCGCTTGCGTCAATATAATCTTTAGCATCAAAGTAATCCATACCTTTGACATCAGCAACAAGTGTGTAAATGTTTCCCTTGTAACCACAAGAAAAACAAAAGTGAACTCCAGTAGTGGTGTTAACCCACCAATCTGGTTTATGGTCTTCTTGCCCAGTACGTGCTTTGTGCATTGGGCATAGACCTTGTACTTCATCACCACGTTGAGCGGTAAGGGAAATGTCTAAAGAAAGTAATACTCTTTCAACATCAATCATTATCTAGGTCGCTCCAGTTAGAGCAGAACTCACACTTCATCATCTCTTCTTCATCGTGGAAACAACCAGTAGACCAACGCCATGTAAGGGGCGTTTCTGTTGGCCCACAGTTACGAGATGCAACAACCTTTAGCAAACGAATTTTTTCGTCTTCTTCAACTGGTTCTAGACCCAAGATAACATCTGAGTCTTGGAAAAATGATGATGAATAACCAATAGAATCAGCAGTTACTTTTCCAGCACGCATTTTCCACAACAATGTCTGTGTAGTAATAATGATGGGAAGGTCAATACGCTGGGCTAAACGCTTCATAGCACGAGTAATGTTAGTGATGGCTTGAGGTGTGTTCATCTCACCAGTTAATTCATCCATCATCAAATACACACCGTCTACAAACACAATGTCTGGCTTCATCTGTTCAATCTTGGCTGCAAGTGCTGAGACTGTAATTCCGTTTACTGCGTCAACCAAGTGAAATGGCTGTGTTGTCTCCATGTGGTTAAGCATTGCAACGTAACGGTCATCTTCTCGTGGCTTCAACTTACCTCGGCGCAAACGACCATGGTCAATGTGTGCCCGCATAGCGTCGTGACGCTGTTGTTGCTCGTGGTTGTTCATTTCAAATGATTGAAACATTGGGGTTTTACCCAACTTATGAACGTTGATTGCCATCTGCAATGCAACCTGTGACTTACCAGTTTTAGGTGGTGCAATGATGGTAATCAACTGACCACCTTGCAAACCTGCAGTTGCTTCATCAATCTTTGAAAACCCTGTTGGAATACCTAGGAACTCTTCATTCTTAAGGGATAAGTATTGGTCGTAACGTTCTTGAGTGTTCTTACTAAGGTCAATCTCACGAGTACCAAGTATGCCTTGCTCGTTGACTTTGGTAATCGTTGCTTCCATAGCAAGGAGTGCTGCATCGTGGTTGTTCTCTTGTAACTGCTCAACGGCAGTTTCTAAACCTTGTCGAGTCAACATACGGCGGCGGAAATCCACCATCGTGTCTAAGAGATAATCAATGGTGTCTTCTACATCAAGAATTTTGTAATTAGGGTAATGGTCTTTAACGGTTGTACCTGTTGGTACTTCGTTGTATTCGGTGTAGTGCTTGCGTAAAAACTGCCACACCTTACGGTTGTCATCATCTAGAAACCAGACGTCACCAACACCACGCTGTAGTACAGGAGTAATCTCTCGGTCTTTTATGACCTTACTGACTAGGCGGTGTTCGTTATCTGCTGACAATTATTTCCACCGTTCTCCGCAAGACTGGCATTGTAAATATGAATTACCGTTAACCCAAATGCGTTGCACGTCGTGTGCGTGACACATTGGGCAATTGGTGTTTGCTATGTTTCCCATTTTGGCCCTCCCTCAAGGACTAGATGTTGCCTATTTCTACACCCGCAGACCCATATCTTGCAACTTTATCTGGCGTGTCTATAACCGCTTTTAAATTCGGTCTGTAGGGTAACAACCCTACCACTTCATCACGGTTCTCATAAAGTTGCCAATAGTTAAAGGGGTTGACAACCCTACGCTCAAACTTTTCGAACGCCTGTTCTAATAACTCTTCTGTCCAACCGTCTTCTTCAAAGCCTGCAAGTTCTAAAGAAAGTCCATAGTCGCTTGAAACACGCCATAACTTATTTAAGGAAAGAACTTCTAGTTCACCAACTTTAAGAACAGTCTTCTTTATTAGTAACTTGCGAGACTCTTCTTCTTTAAGTTTAACTACTACATCCGTAGTAACAATAGCCTGCGGTGAGGAGACATTAGAAATGTCCCCGTGTTTCATAGTACTTCTATCTTAGCGTACTTAACTACAAACTCTCTAAACTTGTCAGCGTCGGAGTTGGCTTCAAGAGCCACTTCTTCTGGAATTGAGTTTGGTACCATGATTGAGTAATGCCCTGTGTATTTAATCTTTTCGTTTACAAACTGAATATGTTTACAAGAACCTTTTTTGGAATAAACGGGGCAAGAGCAACGAACATCTTTAGTGTCTGTCTCTACCTCAACCTCAAAAATCCCAGCACCTTGGGCAGAGATAAACTGCTGAACTGTTCTCCAAGCAGAACTCACTTGAGGTCCCTTCACTGTGCGCCTCGCATATCTGCTCCAATGATAGGGACTCTTACGAAGGCTTCGTTGGCGAAACTGCCCATGGCTTCTCCGTACTTGCCTTCCCAGTTCTCTAAACGAACATTAGTAGTAACAATTGTCGGTAAACCTTTGTCGTAACGAAGTCGCAAAATTTCATCAAAAGAAGTGTCGTCGTATTTAGAACCGTATTCTTTTCCTAAATCATCAATAACAAGAATGCGAACATTAAGCCAATCAAACTTAGAACGACCATGTAAACCATCAATTTCATAGTTCATCTCTCGTTTATCTTCGCCATCAGCATCAAAGGTTGATTTCTTTCGTGATAAGAACTCTGGGTAAGTCATGTAATAAATAGGGCGCAACCTAATGCCGTAGTCAGATGGGTTAACTTGCAGAAGGCGAGCAGCCTTCCCATCTTCGTCAGGAAGACGACGGATGACTTCCATGGCGGCGACTACGGCATGGGTTGTCTTGCCTATCCCAGGACCACCATCGAAGACAAGCCCAACTCCGTTGACTCCGATGTTGCCAATTTGTTTTACAACATGCCCATTCACCACATCATCAATCCAATTACTAACCTCATCAGGAAAAGAGCCAGCACGGTCAATAATGTCCTGTGGCCCTAACCCAATGAAGCGATGTGGAATGTTTGAGTTACGAAGCAACCAATGCTTCTTAACTGGTGACAGACTGTTGACGTCATACATTACTCAGAAATATCCTCAAATTCATACTCGTAAACTCCACCGTAGCGAAGTCCTACGTTAGTAAACAATGAGCCAATAAGCAACATAGTGTCTCCAAAGAAACGAAGAAATTTGTTTTCTGTTGGATATGTAAGAAGTGTTTGGTCAATCTTTTCTACAATATTTTTTTCTTTTTTCTTCTTAGAAGTTTTAACGGGTGCTTCACCCATAGGCATCCTCATTATGCGTCAACCTTGTACTCAAGAACACCTGATAGTGCTACTGGCTTACCTGTTTCTTTGTTTTCCTTTGTAACAGCCATCTTGACTGACTTACGGGGTGTGTGCTTTAGGACCATTGTTTTGACCCAACGCTTTGCTGCGGATGCATTCTTCCAAGAAGAGTATTCGCTAATACCTTCTGCTGGTTGAATTGAGTTGATACTTGTTCCTGCTTCCTTTTGAACGCTAACGATTGCTAACCAACCGCCTGCTTTCTCAGGGTTTAGTTCAATAGTTGCAACGAACTTTGCTGCTACTTTTTTAGCCATTTGTGGATTCCTCCTGTGATTAGGTTTGATACTACAAGTGTTGAAAAGATAATAAATAAATATCCAAGTATTTCTTTCATCGCTCTTTCCAATTCTCCATTGCTGTTTTTCCTTCTTCGGTGATTGTAAACCGTGCTTCTAGATTTTCGTCGTAATCAACTGTTACTGCACCGATTTCAAACAAGTGCATTAACGCTTCTGTTAACTCATCGTTTGTCACTGAGCCTCTTCTCGTGACGCTCTAATTGTGCACGACCAGATAGTGAATTCTGGAAAGTACGCCCGTCACTTGCAATCAGCCTAGCAGAAGTTGGCTCAGTGTCTATTTTGGCATTTACTCTGCCAAGGCCGAGGTTTTCTCTTGCTTGGTTCATCTTCTTGCCAAAAGAAGATAAGAACATTTTATAAAGGAACGGGGCTTCATCACCAATGTTGCGGAAGTTACTTTCATCCGCCATAAAAAGTCTAAGCAACTCTAACTCTAGGAGCGGGGTGGTTTCGTATTGCTTTCTAAACTTGGCAAGTGCGCCTGAGAGTGTTTTGACGTTGACGGTTCCTGGTAGTAGCGGATACTTCCGCCCAACCTGATAACTAAATTCTGCAGCAACATCCATAGCCGTCCACTCGTGCTCTGGGCGGCGCCCACGTGTTTTAGGGTCGGAGCGACGTATCTTGGGC